ATTTCGTTTACTGATAATGTAACCAACCTGGTTGTTGGAACTAACGGTGCTGGTAAGTCCACTCTTCTGGACGCACTGTGCTTTGTTCTGTTCAACAAACCCTATCGTAAGATCAATAAACCACAACTCATCAACTCTACCAATGAGAAAGGTTGTGTGGTCGAGATTGATTTTAAGGTCGGTGGTAAAGAGTATACTGTTCGTCGTGGTATCAAACCCAATGTGTTTGACATCATTGTGAATGGTGAGATGCTTCATAAAGAGGCAGATGACCGTGCCAACCAGAAGATCCTTGAGGAGAACATTCTTAAACTGAACTACAAGTCTTTCACTCAGATTGTTATCTTGGGTTCTGCTGGGTTCACTCCTTTTATGCAACTTCAATCATCTCACAGACGTGAAGTGATTGAAGATCTTCTTGACATTCGTGTATTTTCTGCGATGAATAATCTCATCAAAGAAGATATCCGTCAAAACAAAGAAGGTATCAGATCTCTTGAGGTCAAGAAGAATGCTGCTAAGGATAAAGTTGAGATGCAGGAGCATTTTATCGAAGACTTGGAGGCACGGGGGATGGAGACCATCAATCGTAAGTATTCTAAGATCAAAGAGATTGATGGTGACATCGATGGGTTGATGCTGAAGAACAGAAAACTCAACCATGACCTTGATGACAAGCAAGAAGAGGTCGTTAAGTTTGCCAATGCCAACAAAAAGTTAAGACAACTTGGAAACATTAAAGGTACTCTGTCCCAAAAAGTAGCAACCCTTACAGAAAATCATAAGTTTTTTAACGAGAATACGGTCTGCCCTACCTGTAAACAGGATATTGAAGAGAGTTTTCGCCTAGATAATATCAGTGAAGCTCAATCTAAGTTAAAGGAACTCCAAGAAGGTTTTAAAAAGCTGGAGGAGTCGATAAAGGAGGAAGAAAACCGAGAGCTTCTCTTTAATAATCTAACAAAGGAGGTTACTTCTCTAACGCATGGAATTTCTCAAAACAATACTAGAATTTCTGGACTTCAACGACAGTCAAGAGATCTACAATCGGAAATTCAAACTATTACCGATCAGTTACAGAACAGAAATTCTGAACATGAGAAACTAGAAGAACTTAGAGAAGGGCTACAATCCATTTTCAACCAACTTGCTGAGAAAAAAGAAGAGGTTAACTACCAGAGTTTTGCTTACGATCTTTTAAAAGACGGTGGAGTCAAGACTAAAATTATCAAAAAGTACCTCCCACTTATCAACCAACAAGTTAATCGTTATCTCCAGTTGATGGATTTCTACATCAACTTTAAACTCGATGAAGAGTTTAACGAGACAATCAAATCACCCATTCACGACAAGTTCTCGTATTCGTCTTTTTCTGAGGGTGAGAAAATGAGAATTGACTTAGCTCTTCTCTTTACCTGGAGAGAAGTTGCGAGGTTCAAGAACTCTGCCAACACCAACCTTTTGATTATGGATGAAGTGTTTGACAGTTCACTCGATGGTTTCGGTACAGATGATTTTCTGAAGATTATTAGGTTCGTCATCAAGGATGCGAACATCTTTGTTATCAGTCACAAGACAGAGATGTACGACAAGTTTCAAAATGTGATAAAGTTTGAGAAGTTCAAAGGATTCAGTAGAATGGTGCCATGAACACACCAAACTGGCAACACCACTCCAAGAAGGAGCAAAAACGAAAACTCAAACCACAGGCATTGCGTCAAGCAAAAGCACGTTTGAAGCACTTTAAAAAGTGTCACATGACCTCCCAGCAACGGGGGGTTTCTTCGTATAATGGGTACATACGAATGGTTCCCGATGTCCTTCCAAGAAGTCAAAGGCACTCTTGCTAAACTGCTGGCAACCGAAGACCTCATCATCGAGCACCGTCAGGTCTCTACAGCATCGTTTGATGTTGATCGTCGTCTCCTCACGCTGCCGATCTGGGATCGTGCTTCTGAGACCGTCTATGACCTTCTGGTAGCACATGAGGTGGGTCATGCTCTATTCACCCCCAATGAAGATGTGTGGGGTGTTCCTATGGGGTTCGTGAACATCACTGAGGATGCTCGCATTGAGAAGTTGATCAAACGCAAATATCCTGGTCTCCCTAAGACCTTCTATCGTGGATATCAGGAAATGCAGGATGATGACTTCTTTGATATTGCTGATGAAGATCTGGATGCCATGAATCTGGCAGACCGTATCAATCTCTACTTCAAGGTTGGTTCGTTCGTCAAAATTAATTTCTCTGCCGAAGAACAGCAGTTTGTTGATCAGACTGCCAAAGCAGAGACTTTTGACGAAGCAGTTGAAGCTGCTAAAGCAATCTTCCTGTATATGAAGTCTCCTGAGGAGGAGAAGGTTGGTGAAAGTCAGTCTGGCCAAGAAGGTGAGTCTGATCGTATCAATGAAGAAGGTCAAGATTCTGAAAGTAACGAATCCACTGACGACAACGATCCCCAACTGGATACGCCTAGTTATCAGAGTGGTGACAACTCTGGTGATGTTGATGAACTCAATGCCAAGAGTGGGTTTGAGGATGAACTGGAAGATGAACTGAAGACCCAAGATGCCTTTGATGATAAGTTGTCTGGTCTCAGCAACCGTAGCACTGAGTATCATTATGTCTCCCGTCCCAAACTGAAACTTGATCGTCTGATTACTAAGAACGATTATATTCACCACACCGTTGAAAAATGGTGGGAACAGATTGCAACTGATGGTTGCTTTGATGAAGTCGATGCTTTTTACAAAGATTTCAAGAAGTCTGCTCAGAAAGAAGTAAACTATCTGGTTAAAGAGTTTGAGTGCCGTAAGGCAGCAGATGCTTATTCTCGTTCTTCTACTGCTCGCACTGGTGTGCTGGATTGTACTAAACTCCACACCTACAAGTTCAACGACGATCTGTTCAAGAAAGTGACCGTTGTTCCTAACGGTAAGAACCATGGTCTCCTTTTTATTCTTGACTGGTCTGGTTCCATGAACAGCTGCTTGCTGGACACCATGAAGCAACTGTATAATCTGATCTGGTTCTGCCGTAAGGTGAACATTCCTTACGATGTTTATGCCTTCACCATTGACAATCCTGGTTTCTTCCTCAATCCTGATGAACCCACCTACATTGAGGAAGAGAACTGCTTTGCTCTGCCCGAAAGGTTTGGGTTGATGAATTTCTTTACCAGCAGTGTCAACAATGCTGAGTCGGAGAAGCAAATGCTGAATATGTGGAGGACTGTGTGTGCCATCTCTAGTGGTTGGAACAGTTGGAAAGGTCATCGCATTTATACTTCCTATCCTCAACCTCCCTTCTTGTGTCTCTCTGGCACTCCTTTGAACGAAAGTATTCTCTGCCTCTATGACATCATTCCTAAATTTATCAAGCAGCACGGTCTTCAAAATGTGAACTGTGTCATCCTTACTGATGGTGAAGCACAACCCCTCCACCGTCACTTCTGGTACAAGTATCGTGATACTGAGGGTGGTCGTTGGGGTATTCGTAGCTGCGATAACGGCAATGTCGTTTTGCGTGACCGTAAGACTGGCACCATGACTAAGTTCCCTTATGAGTACTGGAAGTTTACTCAGGTAATGCTTGAGAACCTGAAACTCAACTTCCCCAATGTCAATCTCATTGGCATTCGTGTTGCTGGTAGTGCCGATGCCAAACGCATGGTTCGTATGCACTGCAACCACAACTTTGACAAAGTTGATCCTATCTGCGCTAAACTTACAAAAGAAAAGACAGTATCCCTTTCTGGTACTGGGTATGATTCTTATTTCTTGATTGTTTCTAGTGCCCTTTCCAATGATGCTGAGTTTGAAGTTGCCGAAGATGCAACCAAGAGTCAAATTCGTTCTGCCTTTAGGAAATCTCTAGCATCTAAGAAGATGAACAAAAAAGTTCTCTCAGAATTCATTTCAATGGTCGCTTGAGGAACTGCACACATGGGGGTCGTCAGATCCCCATTTCGGATTATAATGTATACATACCAATGAGGTTCGTAATGACCACCCGTTTGAACACCGAAAACCTTCTTGTCGAACTCCGTGGTTTGTACGGTAACAATGTTACCACTGCTGACCTGCGTGCTTACTGTGCCATGAACGGTGTTTCATATCCTACCGTGACCAAGAAACTTGAGGAATACAAAGATGGTCGTGGTAAATGGAATTTGACCGTTGCTGAAAAACTAGAACAGAACTATAACGCACCCTCTGCTTTGCCTGCTGTAGAACAAAATCTCATCCCTGAAAAAGATGATACCTTCGTCAAGTTTGGTAATTTTGCTGATCTTAAAAAAATTATTCAGTCCAATCTTTTTTATCCTACGTTCATTACGGGTCTTTCGGGTAACGGTAAAACGTTCAGTGTGGAGCAAGCATGTGCTCAACTGGGTCGTGAGTTGATCCGTGTAAACATTACTATTGAGACTGACGAAGATGATCTTATCGGTGGTTTTAGGCTTGTTGATGGGAATACTGCATGGCATAACGGTCCCGTCATCGAAGCACTTGAACGTGGAGCAGTGCTACTCTTGGACGAAATTGACCTTGCCTCCAACAAAATCCTCTGCCTTCAGTCCATTCTAGAAGGTAAAGGTGTCTTTCTCAAGAAGATTGGTAAGTGGGTCAAGCCTGCTGCTGGTTTCACTGTAGTTGCTACTGCCAACACCAAAGGTAAAGGTTCTGACGATGGTCGTTTCATTGGCACTAATGTGCTCAACGAAGCATTCCTTGAACGTTTTGCTCTGACTTTTGAGCAAGAGTATCCTCCCACTTCCATTGAGTCTCGCATCCTGAACAAGATCTGTGATGATGAAAAGTTCTGTGTTCATCTTGCTACTTGGGCAGACATTATCCGTAAAACTTTCAAAGAGGGTGGTGTGGATGAAGTTATTAGCACTCGTCGTTTGATTCATATCATCAATGCTTACAATATCTTTGGTGATAAAGTAAAAGCAATCACTCTTGGTTTGAATCGTTTTGATGATGAAACTAAGCAAGCATTCATGGGTCTGTATGATGCAGTGGATTCTGATGTTGACGTAAAGACGGAGGTTTGATATAATGACTAATGCTTGGAGTTTGCTTTATGATTACATGAATGAAGATGAATATCTGGCATTAGATAAAGCCTATGATGCCTATCTTGAAAATGTAAACACCTTTAATTTTGAAACTGCTGTACCTGTGAAACCAGAACAACAAAAAACAAAACCTAACTGGAAGTATCACGAAGATCTTACCATTAAAGAAATAGAAGATTATATTACTCGTACATATTCTGCCCACTACTCTTCTAAGATCCAAACTCTAGATCTTATTGAATCTGTGGGTGATGCTGAGGCATTCTGCCGCAGTAACATTCTTAAGTATGCCTCTCGTTATGATAAGAAAGGAAGTGCTAAAATGGATATCATGAAGATCATCCACTACGCAATTCTTCTCTACCACTTCTCTGGACAAAACAATGAAATTGAAACCCCCTATGAAACTTTCTGATAAGACTCTTACCCTGCTGAAGAACTTCTCTTCCATCAATCAGTCCATCCTGGTCAAAGAGGGTTCTAAACTTCGCACCATCAGTGTGATGAAGAACATCTTGGCAGAAGCAGAAGTCACCGAAGAGTTTGATCGTGACTTTGCTATCTACGATCTTGGTCAGTTTCTTAACGGACTTTCCCTGCACCAAAATCCTGAACTGGATTTCCAGAATGATTCCTATCTGGTCATTCGTGAAGGCAAGTCTCGTGCCAAGTTTGCCTTTGCAGATCCTAGTGTGATCGTCGCACCTCCAGAAAAAGCAATTAGTCTTCCTACTCAAGATGTTTGTTTCCAACTGGAAAGCAGTCAACTTGACAAACTGCTAAAGGCAGCACAAGTGTATCAACTTCCTGATCTTGCTGCTGTTGGTGAAGCAGGTGTAATCAAACTGGTTGTTCGTGACAAGAAGAACGACAATTCTAACCAGTTTGAGATCGTTGTTGGTGAGACTGATAAAGAGTTCACTTTCAACTTCAAAGTTGAGAACATTAAGATTGTTCCTGGTTCTTATGATGTTGTGATTTCAAGTAAACTTTTGTCACAGTTTACCAACAGTTCTTTTAACTTGAATTACTACATAGCTTTGGAACCAGACTCTACCTACAATGGCTAAGTGGGAAGTGAAATACATTTTACCCGAGTATGGAACAAAGTATTTTTACGGTGAGATTGAAGCAATCAATCAAGTAGAAGCAGGAAAATTGTTTAAGGCAATGGTGCCTAAATGTAAAATCATTGGTGGTGCTAAACGTCTATGAGACACATTTTGTTTACCCTTAAGGGGTGCTCTATGGTTCTTCTTGATGACGAGAAGTACATTAGAGATGTAGTTTACCATGCCAGTGTGAAGTGTCAGTCTACTTTGCTGGCACTCAACTCACACAAGTTTGAACCTCAGGGTGTCACTTGTGTGGCAATGCTTGCTGAAAGTCATATCAGCATTCACACTTGGCCAGAGACTGGTATGGCAGTATGCGATGTTTTTAC